ATCCACAAATGTTAGCAATAGGTAGTAATAATCAGGTATTAACTGCTGACAGTGGCGAAACAACAGGCGTTAAATGGGCAACTGCAAGTAGTGGAATAAGTGAAGATGATGTTGTTGCATTAATAATAGCATTAACATAATAATTAATTAAGAAGGAAGGAATAAAATGGCAAATACATTTAAGGTAATTACATTTGATGGAATGTCAGCCAGTGGCGACACCCCTGAAGATTTGTATACTGCTGGAAGTGGAGTAACAGGAATAGTAATGGCTTTAGTTATAGCTAATATACATACTGCTGATGTAACAGTAGATGTAAAATTAGTTAGTGACACAGGAAGTAGAGGTGGAACAAATGATGAAACAAATGACACTTCATTTTTGTTAAATGATGTTAATATTCCAGTAGGCACATCTATAAATGTGTTGAAAGGACAAGTAGTAGAAGTAACAGATGTATTACAAGTGTCTTGCAGTGTTGCAGACAAAGTCAGTGTAACTTTATCTATCTTGGAAAGAACATAATACTATGGAATATATAGGAACTGATACTAGAGAAGGTATGGTTTTAATTGCAAAAACTACTGCAAGTAATGATTCAGCAATAAATTTTGATGGAGTTTTTAGCAGTAATTATGACCATTATTTTATAGAAATCCTGGATTGTGATGCAGTAAGTGATGATGTTGCTTTAGAATTTTCATTAAGAGCAAGTGGGTCAGCAATAAGTGGTAGTACAAAAAGGGGCAAATGGTGGGCATTTACTGACACAACAGGTGGTAGTTCTGCACACAATGGTACATCAGATGATGTGCATACAGGTGTTGGTAATGCTACAGGTGAAGGTTCTTTTATTCGTGCTTGGATAGTTCCATATACTGCAAATGAAAAGGTTGTTAAATTTGAAGCTGGAATAGAGTTAGCAGATGGTACTCATCAGTTTTCAGAATCTAATTTTAGTTTATCAACTGCAACTTTATGTGATGGCATAGGTTTTGAGATGTCTAGTGGGAATATCAATGGTGGTACTTTTAAAATATATGGATTAAGTAAACAATTAAATGGAATTAAATCTATTAATCAATCTGACAGGCAAAGTAATTTTGTTGAGTCTAATTATATTGGCGATTCTGCTACAACTGATGGACAAGGTTGGGTGTTAACTGCTGAATCTACTGCTAGTGATGGAGATTCTAATATGGAATTTCAAAATTGTTTTAGTAGCAAATACGATATGTACAAAATTACAATAGAAGATTTTAGACCAGCAACAGATAAAAAGAATCTTTTGTTTTTATGGCTTGATGATTCAACACCACAAGAAAGTACATATCAAACAATGTATTGGTATGAAGATAGTTTGGGCGAAAGTGGTCAAGGATTAGTTGAAAACCAAAACATAGCAATATTATCAAACAATACAGGAACAGACGGCAGAGAAAGTGCAACAGGTACTTTTTATTGCACACCTATGAGTACAACTATTGATAAATGGTTAATACAAAGGGGAATAGGGCAAATGTCATCTGATGATGATTCAAGAACCAGGAGTTGGAAATCAGCCACAAGTTATGCAAGTACATCAGCTTTCAATGGCATTAGGTTCTACTGGTCTGCTGGAAATTTTGAAATGGGAAAGGCAAGGATATATGGCAAACAAAAGTAGTTATATTGGAGTTGAAAATAAAGGCAATCCAGTCTTATTAAGAAAGGACACAATTCCTTCAGCAGTGTCATCTATTACATTTGATGGAGTGTTTGATGACAAGTTTGACGAATATTGGGTAACTTTATTTAATATGACAGTAAGTAGTGCTAGTGGCATTCAAATTTATTACAAATACAGAAGTGGTGGCAGTGATGTTACTGGTACGCATTATAGAAATCAAAGGTCAATTAGTATGAATAGTGACAACACTGCACAATATGGTAATGCAACTACTACTAACTACAATGTTATAACAGATTATTCTTTTGGTACTAGTGCAACAAGGGAATCATTAAATGCAGTTATGTATTTATTTCCTAGAAGTGCAAATGTTAAATATTCCTTTCATGATGCTTTTACTATATCTGATAGTAGCAATCATTATGCACACGAATTTATATCTGTACTTGATGACGCTACTCAAATGGACGGATTTACTTTATATGCAAGTTCAGGTAACTTGGCTGGGGGTGAAATCTGTGTTTATGGAATTAAAAAATAAGGAGTAATTATGGCTACATTAGAAGAAAATAAAACTACATTAAAAAATGCAAATGCAGAATTGTACAAGAATATTAATGGTGAAAGAATCAAATTAACTGATTCTGAATATGAAGCAGAAATAACTAGACAAGCAACTAATATGACTGCACAACAAAGCTATGATGAAACTTTTGCAAGTGGTGGAAGTAGTGCAGATTATTTACAAATGAGAGAACAAGCAATAATGTCTAATAGTAAAATGAATAATTATTATAATTTTTTAAATAATTTTATGACTGAAATTGGTGATGGTCATTTTGGTGATGATGCTAAAAATTCTGATGTCTATAAAGAATGGAAGGCTATACAAGATAAATACACCAGTACATAATTAATAAATAAAGGGGACAATTATGCAAGAAAATTTACAATACAAAGTGAATATTACAGATACAACATTACAAAAATTAAGAGAATATGATGACCTAGCGTGGCATAAGTTAATGTTTTGCGTTTTATCTGAATCAAATGAAAATTTAGTAAAAGAAATTAATCAATTAAAACAAATTAATCCAGGACCAACTGCAAATTCTATGAAGGAAAGTAAGAAATAATGGCAACAACAAATTATCAATTATATGTAGATTGGAATAATGATGGAGATTATGCAGATTCTAATGAAAACATAAGTTCTTATGTCCAACAATTAAATTGGGACAGGGGGCGTGACTTTGGGAACAATCTTACAGGTAATTCTGTTAGTGGAACATTAAAGGCAATATTAAGAAATACAACTGGCATATTTAGTCCGTTTAAAAGTGATGGTGCTTTGTTTGGTAATCTTGTACCAGGTAGGAAGGTAAGTTTGCAAATGGGTGCTGGTAGCTTTGCTTATACGTTTCCATTCAAATTTAATCAAACACAATGGACAGGATTTGTAAAATCTATTGTTCCATTTCCTAGTTTACAAGGAAATGACTTTGCAGTATTAGAAGCAATTGGTTCACTTGGCTTTCTTAATCAAAAAACAGTAAAGGTTGCACCACAAACAAATAGAAACACTGGCACTGCAATAGGTGATATTTTAGATGCTTCAGGTTGGGGGGCAAGTGATAGGGATTTAGATACAGGTAATACAACAATAAAAAGATTTACAATACCAGCAGATACAGAAACAATTAAAGCATTAAGAATGGTTGAAAACAGTGAAAATGGTTTTGTATCTGAAACAAAAGATGGAAAAATAAAGTTTGAAAAACGTCAGGCAAGACAAGTAGATACAACTGCTACTACAAGTCAGGCTACTTTATCTGATGCTACTAGTACAAGCAATTTCAGTTTTACTTTAATAGAACAAGAAGATTCCATTAGAAATATATACAATGAAGTTACTGTTAATATTAAAAACTATCAAACAGAATCAGGTGCTGATGTAGTGTGGATTCATGCAGAAACAGGGTCAGATTCACCATCTATCCCACCAGGACAAACAAGAATATACAGGGCGTTTTTTCCACAATTAACAAGTGATACAACACAAACTTTATACACAAGTGCTGATAGTATTGATACTTGGACAAGCACTGCAACTACAACAGATGTACTGGCAAACACTTCTGCTGATGGTTCAGGAAGTAATGCAACAAGTGATTTAACTATAGCAAATGTAAAAACTGCTAATTTTATGGATATTACTTTAACTAATGGCAATGCAAGTACAGTTTATATAACTAAACTACAGGCAAGAGCAACAGTAACTTCATCACTTGATGATACTCAAATTACTGCAAGTGATTCTACAAGTGAAACTGCATTTGGTAAAAGGGTGCATGATTCAGATGCACCTTTTGTACCCAATAGCGAAGAAGGATTTCAATATTGTCAATATAATCTTGTAAGATTTAAAGACCCATTGCAAATACTAAATGTTACTATTCCAGCAAACAGAAATGATACAACGCTAGACAATGTTATGGCTTTAGACATATCACATAGAATAACTTTAGATGCTCATACTAAAACAGGATTGCTTTCAGCAGATAAAGATTTTTTTATTGAAAATGAAAGTCATTTTGTAGATAACAACAAAATACATACTGTAGTATATGCTTTATCACCAGTATCTTCTATTGGAAAGTTTTGGGTCATGGGTGTTAGTTTATTAGAATCAGAAACATATATAGGATATTAATTATGGCATGGACAGATGTACCTTATGTAGATGTAGGAACACAAATTACTGAAGCATGGTGTGATACTTACATTAAAGCAAATTTTGATGCAATTAGTTTGCATACACACAGTGGTGCTAGTGGTGATGGTTCTTCAAATTTAAGTGATGTAGATACAATTACACATGACCATCAAGGAAGTGACCCATCTGCACCATCTTCAAATCATTGCATTGTATATTTTAAATCAGGTGGGTTGTTTATTAGACAAGCTGGTGGTTCAGCAGACCAGGTTCAAACTGCTTAAAGGAGTAAATTATGGCATGGACAACACCAAGAGATTGGACAAGTGGAGAATTAGTAACACATTCAATAATGAATACGCACATTAGGGATAATTTTAGTGCAGTATCATTACATACACATTCAGGAAGTGCTGGAGATGGGGCAAGTGCTTTGGATAATGTTGATACAATAACTTATGACCATCAAGGGTCAGACCCTTCAGCACCAGCATCAGGTCATACAACTTTATATACAAAATCTGATGGCTTGTATTACAGGGCGTATGGTGGTTCTGCCACTAGGTTAGCACTATCATCAGATGTTTTAACAGTAGGACAAATTGTTGAAGTCAACACTGCTCAAACTTATGACATGAGTAGTGACAGTGGAGAAAAAGATTTTGGCACTACACTTAGTATAACTGCTGGTGGCAGTGGAAGGTATTATGTTGCCAGTGCAATAATAGTTATAAGAGCTGGACATTCAAGTTTAACAGGAACATTTAAGTTTTATTTTGATGGTTCTGTTATAGAAACAGAAACAAGAACTGCTGGGCAATTATCTGCTGGGCAAAACAGGATTATATTTAATCAAACAGTTAATAATCCAGCTACATCTTCAAAAGTTTTTAAAATGAGTGTTGAAGGTGGTGGAAGTGGTTCAGCAACATTTGATGGGGCAATTAGTGTTAGAGAAATATACACTGCATAATATATCCAAACCTAGTGTTTGGATAGGCACTAGTTACCTATGTGGAACGTTGTCCCTTTGTGTAGGTGATTAGTGCCAATTTATTAACAAATTGGTAGGAATATGAAAAACAAAAAAGAAATAACTGAAAAAGATATGGAATTAATAGAAAGAAAAATAGATGCAATAAACATAAAAATGATTCACTGGAAATATGAAATTTTAAACACGTTATTTAAAACAAGAAACGTCTTGTTAGCAACACTTGTTATACTTATAATAGGCTTAATTGTTGCATTGCTAATTTAAAAGGAGATGCTTATGAAAAAATTAAATATAAAATTACCAAGATTTAAAAAACCTAATATAAAAAAAATTTTAAAAGGTATTGGCAAATTTACGTTAAATACATTCACTATAGTCATTATCAGTGGTGGTGGTATTTTAGCTTTTAGTAGCTATATAAATCCAGTGCCATTTATAGCAAGTTATTTACCTGATTTACAATATGGAAATTATACGCTTGAAACCTTGTTTGCTGACGTCAAATGGTGGCAAGAACAAGGTTACATAGCATGGTCTATATCAGGTGGTATGATTGCACTTGGTTTAGCAATTCATATAAGAAGTATTGGCAAGGTAATAAGAGCAATTAAGTCTAGTCCTAGAGCAATTATAAACTTTCCAGTAAATGCTTATAACAAAATTAGAATATGGCGTGATTGGTTGTTTGCAAAAATAGAATTTTTAAATTCAGAATCTACAAAATGGCGTACTGCTTTTAATATAGCTAAAACACCTTATAGTTTGCTTAGAATGGCTGGTTTCAGTCCAAATACTGCAATTTCTCTTCTTGTAGCTGGTTCAGTTGCATCAACAGGTGTTGTGGTTAATGAAACGATATTGGCAGACAGGACTTTTGAAAATGGTGATGCTGGGTATTATTCTAGTAACAATCCTACAGGTAATATAAATATACCTGATGAAACACTAGAACAAGCACTTAAAAGGCAAGATGGTGATAACACGCTTAGAGTTATTGTTGGGACACTGCCAATTGCTGAAGTGTCTATTTCAAATACTAGTATAGGAACTGCTTATAATAGTAGCACGTTGCCTTCAGGTAAAACAGAAGCAATTCTTGTAGAAGGAACAAATTCAGGTGGTGTTTCTACCTGGTTGGAAGTGGGAACGCTAGAATTTAGCTATAACAGGTGTAAACAGTTAATCGTAGAAAATGTTATTGCACATGAAATTCAAATCATTGGAAACCTATCAGATGGACAGAGCATCACCCAAAGTGCTGGTACAGGATTAAGAAGAGCAATAATTGGTGGGCATTTTCAATCTAAGTCACTTAAAACTGATTATGGATTATATGACAGAATCCATTTATCTGCTGATACTAACAATGTTAATGGGCAAATTGGCAAACTGACAATGACCAATATTGTAAGCAAAGGGGGGACTTGTAACATTAAGAGAGTAAAGGCTGACACAGTGATTATTAGTCACAACAGAATAGGTGCTGGAGATGGATTTGGTACAAAAGATTTTAAAATTGAAGCATCAGTGAATGCAGTTCACTGGGTGGTTGATGATAACGCTGAATTGCTTACATCAGAACCAGCAAGTTTACCAACAGAATAAAACATAAAGGGACAACATGAAAAAAAAAGTTAATATTGCAATTAGTACAATCATACTTACTGCATCTGTAACATATTTAATTCAACACTGGTACAAGCATAGTGGCTTAGAAGATAAGGTGTGGAATAAATATGATGATTTTAAAAACGTGTTCAAAGGTGACAGTAAATGAACAACATACATAGATGGAGATGGACTGCTTTGATAGTTTATTTAGTTATATGTATATATGATTTTATGGTAGTTCCTATTTACTATGGAATAGCTAGAATGGGTTTGGACTTGGCTGATTATATGTCACATTTAGAAAGCATAGAAGACCCTTTAGTGCAAATGGAATACCTTAAGAAGTTAGTTAGTCAACATGAGCCGTTCACCTTGAAAAATGGGGGATTGTTCCATTTAAGTTTTGGTGCTATCCTAAGTGGCAGTGTTTTTGGGAGTAATAAATGAGTAATTTCAGACCACAAATAGCGTTGGCAATCTTGTGTGCCACTATATTTAGTCTTTTTGCAATATGGATTGGTTACAAGATGGAAGGAACTGAAATCATTACTGCCGTTATAGGTGGAATTTTTGGATTTCTTGGTGGTGTTTCACTAAAAGTATTGGAGAATGAATAATGGATTTTTATACATACAAAGCAAGTTTAGAAACAAAAAGGGGAATTGACTCAGTTTATGATGGTGACACTGTATCAAACCTGGTAATTGATATGGGTTTTAAAATGAAATACATAAATAGTTTTAGAATCATAGGAATTGATACACCTGAACTAAGAACAAAAAGCAAAATAGAAAAAGCAAAAGGCTATCAAGCAAGGGATATGTTAAGGTTAATAATAGGTGACAATGACCTTGCTATACAATCTGTATCTGCAAAAGGTACAGGTAAATATGGTAGGGTATTAGGACATTTATTTGTTAAAAATGGTGATATATGGCAAAATGCTGGTAGTGAATTAATTAAATGTGGACTTGCAGTTGAATACTGGGGTGGCACAAAAGTAAAAGATTGGAGTAAAGAATGATTAAGAAACTTATGGAAATTAAATGGAAAAAGGTTTTTAAATTTGCAATGGAAAATGTATCAGCATTAGATGAGTTGATGGAATTAATTGAAACATCTAAAAATGCAGTTGCAGATGGTAAAATAACAAATGAAGAACGTAGTCAATTAATGTCCAAATATTGGAAATTAATTAAAGCGTTAAAAGAAAATCAGAACCAGCCACAATAGACACGCTTTTGTAATTAGTGGTATCAAATACCATTACATCTACTCTACGTTCATTTTTAGTGCATTTACGAAACCTATTAATAGGTGTAATGCTTAACGCATCATCATCAATTAAAACATTTTGTAATACCAGCACATCTTGAATACATTTCATGCCATATCCAAAATTGTCTAAATCTAACAATCTATTGTTGTAAAAAGTATTAACAATAATTGCTTTTTTAAATGGTAATTCAAACGTTGTTTTTAACAAAGCATTATGCAAAGCAACAATACCTTGTTCTTGATAATTTTTGTAATACTTTCTAAAAGTTCTAAAATGTGACCTATGATTTCCACGAATTTGTGAAGGTGGTAAATCAGTTGAAAAATTAATATAGTTACCAGTAAAAAATTTTAAATTTCTTTTCATAAATTTATACCAGGACCAAACTAAAAGCATCAGGGGGAATTATATTATTTTGGTTATAATGGATTCTGTCCATACTTGTTGTCCCCCTGACGTTTTAAGGAAATGCAAACCATCATCAAAAATGATGACTTACTTGCAAAAAATTATAACTGAATAATTTTTATCTGTCTATCATTTGACATCTGTAAACAATAGTTTTAAAATACTTGAACAGGAAATGTTTATGCAAAAAGTTGACCCAACAAAAATAATATCTGAAAGACTTACTGACCCAGCTATGTCTATGGCTGAAATAGGTAGGAAATATGATATATCAAGGGAACGAGTAAGACAAATCTTGATAAATAATAATCTTCCTACTTTCACTAAACAAGTTAAACCACATTGCACAAGGTGTGGTAAAGCATATAGCAGAATTGCTAACTATCCAAAAAAATGGAAAGTGTGTAGGGATTGCTTTATGAAACTTCCAAAGCAAACTAGGGATTTTATTAGACAAAACTAAATCTTGTATTACCTATTACGTATATAACGTATATATACGTATATATGTATATAAGTATTAACAATAACGCTTAACGTTATTGTTAATGACGTATATAAACCATAAGTTAAAGGGACAATATGGCAAATAGAACAGAAACAGAAGTAGTCAAAAATTATCTTCAAGCACTAGCTAATCAAGAGAAAGCAAATGATGAACTAGACAAGGCAAAGTACCACGTTAAAAAATTCATGGACGAAAAAGGTGCAGAAGAATTAATTGATGATGCTAAAGTAATCACAATGGTTAGAACTTGGGATTATGATAAATCAAGACTAACACCATTGTTAGAATTAATACCATCTGAAGATTTGGTATCTTCAGGTGCTTATACTCCAAAAGAAACCAAGATGGTTGAGATTGAAGAAAAATGGGATATAAGGATTCTAAACAAGTTTAGGAAGCGTGGAAGTGAAGTGGCTGAATTACTGGAAAGAATCAAACTACCAAAATCATTTTATTTTAAAGTTACAGACAGAAGGTGAAAAAATGGCTTATGAAAGAATAGAATTACAAACAGGACAACATCAAACACAATTAAGAAATGTTGTTATAAAAGAAGTAAAGACTGCACAAAGTGGGGATTGGCAAATGAAAATTAGCATACCTGATTTTTCAGGTAAGTATGACCACAATGAAACAGTGTTTGCAAAAAAGACAGAAGGCTTTGACCCAAAACCTAATGATACTTATAAGGCTATGGTATCAAGGGACAGTTTAAAATCTGACAAAGATGGCAATGCCAAATCAGGTGACTATGATGACCACTATTGGCATACAGTTGATTGGACAACAAGGCAAATAGCTGAAGTACAAACAACAGATAGTCCAACTGAATTATTTGAACCACAAAACAATGCAACAAAACCAACAAATACAGGTAGGGCAGTAACAGTTGCAGTTGATGATTTTAGAGAACTAGACAGACAGGCTAGGGCAAGGAATAGTAGGGAAGCAATTGCTAAAGACATTATTGTTGCCAGTATAAACAAAGTTGATTCAGTAACACCTACAAAGGCTATAGTGTTAATGAACCTGGTAGGAATAGGTGCTGACTTAATTGAAGGAAAGACACAATTGAATGATGCACTTAAAAGCATTGAACATGACACTAATGAAATTCATTCACTAATGACAGAAATACTTGGCAGTGAAGAAATGAAAGGTGTGTAATGGAATTAAGCAACATGACTTATAAGCAGATTGACCAGCTAGAAGAAAATTTAAGCAATCCTATTGTAAAAGAAGGTTATTTGTTTAATGAAACAATCATTAGGTTATTGTGTCAGTCATTAAGACAAAATAGATACTTAGCAGATATGGTTCAAAAATCAGCTACAGAATCAAGAATGGCATACAATACAATGAATGAAACAAAAAAGAAAATGAAGCTAGACAAGTTACAAGGTGATGTTGATTTTATGTTAGGGACAATTACAGGCGTTAAAAGAAATAAACAAAGTAGAAAAATTAGGGGAATACAAATTGGAACAAGAACAAATAGAGAATGAAGAAATAATAGAAATAGAAAATCCATTAGAAGATGTTATATACAATCGTATTGGCAACGTGTTCAAATTTGATTTTCCTAAAAAGAATATAAGGATTAGGTTGGATAAGATATCACAAGATAGATATACTTCAGCAGATGTTAGAGTTGAGTATTTGAAACCACTACAGTTTCAGGCACATCACATATTTCAATCTAAAGCTAACATTGACCAATCATCAGGTGCTAATGGAAAGACATCAATGGTTAAGACTTGTTACAACAGGGCAGATGATTTGAACTATGAAGAATGGGACGCAATTATTGAATATTCTTGTGTCAGTGTTCTTGAAGCATTTAGAGAAGATGAAACTGCACCAGCTATAAACTTGCGTGACCTGGCTGAAGCAACAGATGAAGGTATGTTAGTTACACCATTATTTCCAGCTAATGAACCATCAATTATATTTGGTGAAGGTGGTACAGGTAAAAGTGTAATAACACTTTGGATAGCTGGATTGGTTTCTGAAGGCTTTGGATTTGATTGGTTATCTGCTAAAAAGAAGAATGTTTTGTATTTGGATTATGAAACAAGTGAAGCTGAATTTAAAAGACGTGGTGACAAATTATCAAAAGGCATGGGTCTTGATATGCCTTATGCAAACATTTGGTATAGAAGATACAATTCACCACTGGTTGATATGGTTGAGCATTTAAGAGAAGAGATAGACAGGAATGATATTGGATTTATTGTTGTTGATTCTGTTGGCTATGCTTGTCCTGAACCTATTAGTGATAAAGAAACAAACAAATATTTTAATGCTATGCGTACATTTCCTGAAGTTACTTTTATTAACATAGCACATACATCAAAAGAGAATACTGCTAAGAAAACACCATTTGGAAGCGTTTTTTGGTGGAATGGTGCTAGAAGTATATGGGAGATTAAAAAGAGTCAAGAACAAGGTGAATCAGAAATAAATAGCGTACTTCATCACAGAAAGATAAACAATGGTTCATTGCAAAAACCAATTGGCTTTAATTTAAAGTTCTTACCTGATTCAATAATGATTAATAATGCAGACGCAAAAGAAATACAGAATTATGAAGTTGCAAGAACAAGAACTGATGAGATATATCAGATACTGGCAAGAAGTAGTGAGAAGTTAAGTTTAAATGAAATACTATATGCACTAGAACTAGATGATTCAAAGTTAAACAGTGTTAGAGCATCAATGTCCAGGAATGATAACATGATACATTTTGGAAATGGATTATGGGGTGTCAAGGGTAAAAATTATGGTAACAATGCAAGTTCAATAAGTTGGTGATATATGAGTTGTGGAGAATTAGAATGGCACATGAAAAATGACCCATTTTTTAAAGTAGAAAAATATAGCAAGGCTGGTAGGAAAACTAAGTTTCCAAAAGCAAAAGACATTACAGTTATGTTACTTGTTAAAAATCCTGACATAAGAGCAACGCAAGTGCTTGAGTATTTGAATATGTATCTTGAAAAAGATGAAGTTCCTAGTATTCAACATATTGCTAGAAACTGGGTCAATAAAGACAAACCAACAAAAACTTTAAGCTGGATTCAAATGAGCAGAATCAATAAACAAATGGCTATAGTTGAAAGAGAATTTAATATATTAAAAGAAATGATAAATGGGCAATGATATTAAAATAGCAATATTACTATTGGTAATTATTTACATTGCTTATTTGTGCCATTCTATAACAAAATATGCTTTGAATTGACAAAAGTAGAAGTATATCAGTTAAAAAAACAGATTAATGCAAACTGAAACTTTATATGGGTTGACAATGGTAGTAGATATGTTTTATGGTTTACTTAATATTAATTTAGCATAAAGGAAATGCAATGAATCAATTTAACATTATAAATGAATTACCAAACAGTGACGAAGAAAACAAAATTATTAAAGCTATAGTTGACTATGCTGGTCTTAACATACAAGCATGGGAAAGACTAGGACAAATTACTTCAAAGAATGCTACAAAGTTAATGAAGGGTTGTTATTCAAAAGGGGCAAGAGTTAAATTTGTATCTACAGATAGTGGTGACACTATTTATGGCACAATTACAAAAGTAAACAAAGTAACAGTTTCTGTACAACAAATTGAATCAACTTGGAATGAATGGAATGTCCCCCCAAATATGTTAGAAATAATATATGAAAATTCAGAATGGGTTAAGGCAAAAAAAGAAGCAAAGGTAAAGAAAGAACAAGCATTAGATTATGATTTACCAAAATCATTATAAATTAACAAATTAATAACTAAAGGGTCTAGTGTAAAAGCTAGACCCTTTTTAGCATAGGAGATGCAAATGTTTACAAAAAATGAATTAGAATTTATTAAAACAACTTTAAACAATGTCATGTATGGCAGAGTTGTGGACGTTAATGAAATGAACAAGGAAGCAAGGGCAATGCTTTGGGACATCACAAGTAAAATTATGATGAAGCAACGTGGTGATGACCCTAGCACTTGGAAATCATTACTTGATATGGTCAAAGATGAAAGCACATATTCTTATGACCATAATGACCCAATAGACAAACCAATGGTTGATGAGCAAAGGGAGATGCAAAATGGATAGAGAGAAACAAAATTGTATGGAAACAAAGCTGGATTTTAGTAGGTTATCAAAAGAAGAGATTATTAGATTTTGGGACTTACTTGGACATGAGTCAGAAGAAGATAGGTTTTGTTTAAGTTTAATTTTTGACAATGAAAAATGTACTTGTATTGATTGGGAAACAAAAAGACAATTACATGATTGGGGGTGGTGGAATGATGAAGATGTGATGCCATATCATGTTCAGAGAATGCAAGACAATTATCAGATAGGAGATGTTACAACGTGTGTCTATTGTGGTAATTATTTTCTTGGATATGGACATGGTGGTTGGAGTGGCACTGCTCATGAAAACTTTCATTGGGAACACGTTTGGGATATGCCTAAATATCAAACTGAAGTAGAAAGAAATTATAATGAATGGGTATATGAAACAGAAGAAGAATGGATAAGCAGAACAAGAAAGCGTACTGCTGAACTAAATATTCTAAATTCTGACAAGTATGACAAAGGGTCTAAAGGCTATTGTTATAAGTGTGAAGATAAGTTTAGGCAAGAAGTAAAAGAACTAGCACCAGTAATTAATATAGATGATGTATTGATAGAAGCAGAAGGTGACAGGCTTTTGAGTTTGTTAAAAGAATATTATGATTTTGATTCAGACAAACAACATTCAAGAAATTCAGATGGAAGATTTATATATGGAAATAAATATTTCAAAGAAAGACAAAGACCATATCAGGAGTTAGCACAAAAAAATAATACTAACTGGTATGAATCAAAAGAAAGAATTGAGTTTTACAAAAAAGAATTAGTGCTTTGGCAAGGCAAGTTTACCTGGAAAGAATATCATGCCTTACCAATACAAGAGAAGAACAAGATAGGCAGTAATAATACTTGCGTTGATTGTTGTGGAATTAAAGGAGTAGCACAATGAAGATGTTATTGAAATACAATCCTAAGACAGGCAATTGGGTTGGGAAGTTGAATAGGAAGAAGTTGCAACAAGATGCACAGAATGATTATATGCAAGACCAATGGAAGAGAAAGGCAAGAACCACTAGACAAGGTAAGGTATAATTATGGTTACTATGATAGAAGATATAATGGTAGTAAAAGGCAAGGGTGATGGTTATATGGATTGCTACACTTGTGGTGTGCGTATGACTATTGTTGAGTGTGCAAGGAACAGATATGAAGGCAAGGTATGGGGTGATAAAAAAGCATTTAGGGTAGTGATGTGGTGTGATGATTGTGTGCCAAATGAAATACAAATAAAGGGATAAAGGAATAAAAATGGACAACAAATATTTATATAGCAAGAGCAATCAGGTAACTTTATACAAAGGGTATAATATTAATGTATTAAAAACGTTACCTGACGAATCAATTAATTGCGTTGTAACTTCGCCTCCATATTATGCTTTAAGGGATTATGGTAGTGATACCTGGATGGGTGGTGATGAAAACTGTGACCACAAATCAAAGGTTGCAAAGCGTGGAGTTGGCTATCTTCAAGACAGTATGAACAAAGGAATGGGTGTGGATTTTTATACTGCTTGTCCCAATTGTGGTGCTGAGAAAATGGCAGAATGGATAGGAGGTAATGACATAAATTGTAAGCATGAAGTAGGTAGGTCAACAAGGGGTGGATTAACAGAAATGCAATTAAATAACACAGGTAGTTTTGGTGACGAAGCAATTAAAAATGGTCATGTTTGTCCACATTGTCATGCAGTAAGGAAAGATAATCAATTGGGTTTAGAATCAACACCACAAGAGTTTGTAAAAAATTTAGTAGATGTATTTAAAGAGATTAAAAGAGTTTTGGTTAAAGATGGGACATTGTGGTTAAACTTAGGTGATAGCTATGCTGGGTCCAATGGAAATGGTTACAAGCAAACAGTGGCAAGTCAGAATAGCAGTAATGCTGGTGGTGTAAATGAATCATTTAGGGATAAGTTTAAAAGGCAAGATGATGGATATAAACCAAAAGACTTGATGGGCATACCCTGGAAAGTTGCGTTTGCATTGCAAGAAGATGGTTGGTATTTAAGGCAAGATATAATATGGCACAAACCAGCTCCAATGCCTGAATCAGTTAAGGATAGGTGTACTAAATCACATGAGTATATATTCTTGTTAAGTAAGTCATCTAAATATTATTATGATGCTGATGCTATAAAAGAGCCTAGTGTTGATGCAGAAAGTTTTATAGGTAGAAGAGAAAGAAATCCAAATTCAGAAGAGTATAAAAAGACTACACTTAGAGAATACAATGTTGACCCAAATATAACAGGCAAAACATATCCATTTAGGAATAAAAGAAGTGTATGGAGTATTAACACTGCATCATACAAGGGTTCACATTTTGCAGTGTTTCCTAAAGAGTTACCAATGACGTGTATTAAAGCTGGTACAAGAGAAGGTGATGTAGTGTTAGACCCTTTTGCTGGGTCAGGAACAACGTTAATGGTGGCACAAGAATTAGGAAGGAAGGCAATAGGTATAGATGTTAAAGCAGAATATCTTGATATGTGTCTTGAAAGAACCAAGCAAATGGGATTATTTTAATTAATTAAAGGGGACAAAATATGCAATTTATTATAGGAAATGACACACCAGTTAATGGCAGATTGTGGGCATTAGATGAAAATGATAATCTTTTGAAATATGACACTGTTGAAGAAGCAATTGATTTTTTGGAAGAGAATGAAGCAGACCCATCTGATTGGCATATACACATTACAGATATAAATAATCAAGATAGTTGCAAGTATTGTAAGCATGATTAATGAGAAATGAAATGTGGAACAAGAAACCAAATAACAATACAGAAGCATTAAGACTGGCATTTGTTTTAATGAATAGAGCAAAGACACCTGAACAACATGAAGTGGCAATTCAAAATATGTTTGACATTGCTGATATGTCCAGTGCAGAAGAAATTGAATCTGCATTGATACAGGAAGGAATGTGGAATGTCATACTTAATGGTATTGTTAATAAAGGATATGACTAATAAGTAACATGGTTTAACTTGTTATACCTTGTTATATAACTGTTATATCTCTTCATAAGATACATAACGTTTGCTTTATTCTGTTATATGGATTACCCTTCTATATACGTATATAACGTACTCCTATAACATATAACTATACTTCGTATAGTTATATTGTTATTATATGCAGATGAATAAGTTTTTTGACAGTATTAGAAAGTTGGCGTTGAAGGATAAATACACAAAATCCACATATGCCAACAATTCCCAAAAGGCACAACGCAAAAAATCTACTGAAGAGTATGCTTATCCTAATGAGAAGATAAGGCTATCTAGGTATGCCACATGGAAGGACTTGCACCCTGACACCAGCTTGATAGGTGATGCAAGTGACAGACACGTTCAGGATAAAATAATTCTGCTGGTAGGTGAAGTGATTCGTGGTGGCATAGCTGAACAGGGTGTTGCATGGCTACGCAGTGACACAGGTAGGTACTGGTGCAAGGTAGTAAATTTAGAACCAACTTATATTCAACGCAAAATAAATTCAGGATTAAAACCTAAACGTCCTAAAGATATGCGTGGATAAATATAGGCATATAATAATGCTTATATATGCCTAATACCAGGTATACCTATATATACGCATATACACGCATACAGGGGGGGTATCATATTTACGCAGATAGGCAATATGTATACGTCAACTAGGTATTTATAAATTTTAAAAAAAACCAAAATGGACATTGACATTGGTTGCATATGCCTTTATTCTTTTTAGATATATATAAATGGAAGGGACACCAACTGATATGTAACGCATTGTTTGTGCCATGACCCATTGTTTGTCAATGATGAGCCAAGCAGTTACGCATCAACATAGTTTTCATAGACTCTTTTTTGTTGTGTTCCTTCCTATAAACACAAAGGGAAATGCAATGTTTACACAATCAATGCCTGATGGCTATTATTACAGAGAAATCAATGATGCAGAAATTCTACGTCCACTTATGAAGCGTGGTAATGCAGATGTTAAGGTATTCTACAAGCTGAAGAAGTTTAGAGATGAAAGGAAGTGGAGAGAAGATGTAAATGTTTTAGCAAACATAGGCTGGGACAAAGGTAATCAATTTTTTAGAACGCATGAGTTGTTAGGTGAATTAGATTCAGAGCAGATGAGATTTAGAGTTGATGATTTGCAGATGTCACTTGGTAGAGTGCAAGATGTTATGCAAGAAGGATATTGGGCGTGTGCTTGGGAAACAAATAAAAAAACAAATGATTTTTATAAAGATACTTTAGTAAGACCAATGTTGGATAAACTTCAAGTAGGTCATGTGTCACTAGAAGAAGGTGATTTGATTCAGTTTCAGGGAATGACTTTTGTTTTATTTGATGAAGCAATTTATGACAACAAGGGTACTAGTATTAATAACCTTCTTGGTTACAGACAAAGATGGGGCAAGTTGATTAGAACAGTTAATGATTATGGCGAAGTAGATAATGTTACACTGTATTCTATTAACAGTTGACAAATGTATTTAAAAGAAATAGAACACCTTCTTGAAAGTGATGAAAGGTTTGACATAAGTCAGACTTTTGGACACCCTAAAAAGCATGATTTCAAATTTGGATATGTTGCAGATACATTTGATAAATTAATGTTACAGGACACTGTCATTCCTTCCCTTGCTTTATTTGAAAATACAATTCTTACGCAATTTGAAACACTGATTAAAGAACAAAACGTTCCTGGTGATGAAGTGCATGGAAGGATTGCAAGAATGTGGGCTGGTTTTACAATGGAACAACACGCATACCAATTGTTATTACACATTGGAAGTGAATATGGTTTTGGAAACAATATAATTATTACCAATCCTGAACTAGATATGAAACAAGGCATTGATGTTTATTTAAAAAATCAATATGACCTTTCCAAATCAGGTAAGTTGAGAATATATAAAGATTCTGCACAAAAATGGAGAGATTTGAAAGATAAAGACAGACCCAAAGGGCATCATGTTTTAGGCGTGTTTGAAGATGTTCCAATAGGTAACAAAACACCTGACCATACTAAAGAGATTAACAAATGGTATCTGCTAAGTGATAACCATGCAGATAAACTTTTACAAAAATACCTTCCAATAATTACACCAGTAATGATAAAAAAATATTTTTACAATTAATAGTTTGTAAAATCCCTATATGTTGTGGTATATTATAATACCATACAATATGTGGGTATTCGTGTGTCAAAAAATTTAGCAATAAAATTAAGAAGAAATCAAATTTTAGAATATAAAATTGCTGGTTTTACAAATCAAAAAATTGCTGAAAAATTAAACGTTTCACCTTCTGTAGTATCAAGTGATATCAAAGCATCACTACAAGCACTGGAAGATTCAACAAGCAAGAACGTAGAGAAAATGCGTGTGCTTACAAATGCAAGATTAGAAAACTTACTTGTTCCATATTACATGAAAGCAACTGCAATAAATGACATTGGTGAATTTGAAGGTGATATTGAATCAGCAGAATTTTCAAGAAAAATTTTAAATGATATCAGGCAGTTGTGGGGTGCTGATTTAAAGAAACAAGATATTAACATTGATGCCAGGAATCAAACAGTTGTATGGGACAAAGATGAAAGTCCAAATGATTTATTAGAAGATAAAATAAAAAAATACATTGCAAGAAACAACAGAATCACTGATAAAGCAAGTACAGAATCTAACTAAAGAACAAGCAATTAAAAAGTTATTTGATTGGCGTTCTGAACTTAATGCACGTCCAAATCAAGTAGCACCTGATGGCAACTGGACAACTTGGCTTATTCTTGCTGGGCGTGGCTTTGGTAAAACAAGAACAGGTGCAGAATGGGTAAGAGAACGTGTGGAGTCAGGGTTGTCAAAACGCATAGCATTGATTGGTAAGACTCCAGCAGATGTGCGTGATGTAATGATAGAAGGGGAATCAGGATTGCTTAACATCAGTCCCCCTTACAATATGCCAACTTATGAACCATCTAAAAGAAGATTAACATGGGACAATGGTGCAATAGCACAAACATTTTCATCATACGAACCTGACCAATTGCGTGGTAGTCAGTTTGACACTGCATGGGCAGATGAAATGGCATCATGGGAATACCCTGAAGAAACATGGGATAACCTTATGTTTGCTTTAAGACTAGGTGAAAAACCACAGGTTTGCGTAACTACTACACCAAGACCATTGCAATTACTTATAAATTTAAGAGATGCAAAAACAACTGTACTTACAAAAGGTACAAGTTATGACAACAGGGAGAATTTAAACCAACAATTTTTTGATTCAATATTATCTAAATACAAAAATACAAGACTAGGTATGCAAGAAATATATGCAGAAATACTAGAAGAATCAGACAACGCTATGTGGAAACGTGAATGGCTTGATGAAGGGAGATTGGAAGTTGGTCCTGGAGATTTAGAAAGAGTTGTTGTGGCAATTGACCCAGCAGTGACATCTAAAAAAACAAGTGATGAAACAGGCATTATTGTAGCTGGTAAAGATAGTGAAGGTAAGTTTTATGTCCTTAATGATTCCAGTGCAAGATACACACCATCAGCTTGGAGTGAAAAAGCAATAATGCTATTCAATCAATATCAATGTGACAAAATAATTGCAGAAGTCAACAATGGGGGACAACTTGTTGAACATACACTGCGTACACAATCAGAAAATGTACCATACAAATCTGTTCACGCTTCACGTGGAAAACGTACAAGAGCAGAACCAATTGCATCACTTTATGAACAAGGCAAGGTACATCATGTTGGTAATCTTGAAAGATTAGAAAACCAACTTTGCAATTGGGAAGCAAATTCAGGTGACCCAAGTCCTGACAGACTTGATGCACTTGTTTGGGCGTTATCTGAACTAAGTGGTTCAGGAAATCCATCAATACGTTGGCTATAAGGAGTAAGATATGGCATGGTATAACAAAATAAATCCATTTATAAAAACAGAAGAAAAAGCACCTAGCTTGGACAATTCAATGTTTCAAAATTACACAATAGGTGGCACGTTATCAAACGTTACACCTAGTGATTACATATCTGCTTATGGTCAGGTAGGTTGGGTGTTTGCTTGTGTATCAAGAATAT